TATATTTTTTATATTTTTTATATTTTTTATATTTTTTATATTTTTTATATTTTTTATATTTTTTATATTTTTTATATTTTTTATATTTTTTATATTTTTTATATTTTTTATATTTTTTATATTTTTTTATATTCAAAATTTAATTTTCGTACCCTTAGCTTGAACGTTTGTTTCACCTTTAAATGTAGGTACACCTAACACTGTTTGTCCAGAAGCCTTCATATATTGATGTGATGCGGGGTTTCCCTTATTTGCTACAAAATTTTTATTATTATTGGTAATTTGGGCTTGTAAATTAGCCATATATGCTTTTCTATATCCAGGTGTATTCATCGTGTAAACTTGAACAATTATATATTATAATTATATAATTATTCTAACTTCAATTTTTTTATATGGTCTCTAAAACCAACGTTTTAGTTCTAATGTTTTATTATTAAAATCTGCTTGTACAGGATGATCAATTGGATTGTACATGGTGCTAACATCGCGTTTATAATTAATATATCCCTGGGCTTCACTGTATATTTGCTTAACACAATAAGTTACTACTAAATTGTTTAGTTCCTGAATTTGTTGCGTAATTTGATTAGGTAAATTTGTTGAACTTTGAAGAAATACACTTCTCATTATGATTTTCAAAGTATCACAATTTTGATTATCAATAATATATTGTTTATTTGAAATCTCATATACACCTGCGCGAATAGCATTCTGAATAATTTGTATATTTGCTTTGCTAAAAAAAGCAAGTGAAAGCGCAGAATCTTGAAAATTTCCAGTCATGGCATCGTGAAATGTAGAACATTCACTTTTAGTAGGTATTTTATCAAATAAAGAAAACTGATTCATAGTAGGACCTATTATATTTACTCTTCCATTTGTACTTGAACAATTCATTTATATATTTTAAACAGATATAATTTTTTCTATTTAAATTATATAATGGAGTTTAATTTTCAAAAAATAGTATTAAGCATAGCAATCGTAATTTTTATTATTTTGATCATTTTCATAGCCATTGTGCTTGGTAACAATAAATACAGCGTAAAATTCCCACCTACAATATCTCAATGTCCAGATTATTGGATTGATAAACCAGACCAATCCGGTTCCCCTAGTCTTGATAATGTTAGTCAAACATGTACCAATGTTAAAAATTTAGGCAATGCGTCGTGTGATAAACAAAAGGATTTCACTGATAGTTTTTGGCAAGGACCTACTGGTATGTGTAATAAATACAAATGGGCCAAGTCGTGCGATTTGACATGGGACGGTATTACCAACAATCCTAATATATGTAACTTATAAGTAGATTTATTCACTATTCACTATTCGCGTTTCACTATTTGCGTTTCACTGTTCGCTGTTGATATTTACTAAAAATACAAAATGTAATTATACATTGGGTTATAATTACATTACATTATTATCGTTAATTGTCTTTATTTTCGCTTTTGCTTACTTGTTCGCCTTTGTTTGTTAGATTTTTTTCGTCTAGTATTTATTTTTTTATGAACAAATCTGCGCTTATTTTTACTTGATCGCCTTTGTTTGTTAGATTTTTTTTGTCTAGTAATTATTTTTTTATGAACAAATCTGCGCTTATTTTTACGATATGTTTTACGACCGCCTTCTTTTTTTTTTTTATCACAAAACTTACCCCAACACTGTTCAAAAAAAGACTTGTTATCTTTTTTGTTGTCAGACGACGTCCTTCCTGATCTCTCCATAACTTCAGGAGACACTGGTGTCATACTAGACTGAATAGTATTACTTCTATCATACTCATTGATACTTTCTTTGTTAAACGTAGCAATCACGCCAGCACGAACCCTACTGTTTATAGCGGCTTTACTGACATATGATTTTTGATTCGTTGGTGCTTCCGTAAGACTTTGTATTATAGGTATTATGGCAGTGTATCTATCAATTATCTCTTGGGTAAGTTTCCAATCTGGCGAAACATAATTTCTATTATTATTCCACCCCCAATTTGTTCTAAACGACGGACCATATAAATATTGTAAAAGTCTTATTAGTTGTGGTCTATCATATGGGCCTTTCATATCAAAATTTATGGAATTCATAATATAGTCCATATAACTGAGAAATTGTATAATATTTGCCATTTTAGTAACGACTGTTTCTATTGGATTATTCTGACTTTCATATAAATAGGTAACGTCCTGACTCTTATATTTATCAAAATCGACATCATAGTTATGTCCAGTAAGCTGGTTATAATAAATCTTTATCTGTTCAAATATATCGTTTTTAAAATCTAGTACTCTTCCAAAATCTATTAAAACTGTTCCGGGGGTGTTTGGATCTGTACTTGCTAATACATTTCCAGCATGCGAATCAAAATTTAATTTTTTTGATTTTAAAAATAATATGAGTGTCTGTGCTATAGCATATTTGCATCCATTATTATATGTATCTTCTCCTATCGGAAGATCAGCTAACTCTCTGTATGTAGGTTCTGCCAATTCCATAGTTATCATACCAAGACGTCTATTTTTTAAACGGTGTTGTTCATTTTGTTCATTTTGTTCATTTTGTATATTTAATCCTATATATCGCAACATTTCACTGACAGTTCTTGATTTATGTTTCGTATTTAATTCCGTTAGCAAAACTGCAGTACTTCTTTTATCAAAATATGAAAAATCAATAATCGACAAAGTAATAGGATTTCCATTTGGACTAAGAGTATCTATATAAATTTGCTGTTGCGTGTTTGCTTCTTTTCTAAAACTTTCTAAATTTTCTGTTTCTTTTTTGAAACTTTGATTTTCCGCAGTAATGAACAAGGGGTTTAATTTATCGTGGTCATCATAGTCTGAAATTATAGCAAGTTTAAAAACTATACTGTAAATTGGCTTAGTTAATGCCGTTTTATCGTCATTTAACCCATAAAACTCAACATTTTTTTTATCTTTAGGGATATCTAGACGAAATATAAATCCAGTTAGAGAACTATACGAAATTTTTGATAACGTAGCACCTGGTAATCTAATCATATTATATACAGCTTCCCATGAAGATATTTCTGAATTTCGTTGTGATACACCACCATGATATACATCTTTATGTAATATAGACATTATATATATATATACTGATATTTTATTTCTTTATTTCTTTTATTTTTTGTCTTTTGGACAGAGGTATATTTGTAAATTATTACATGTTTGACTAAAAGAAACATAAAAACAAAAAATAATAACCATATAATGGATCTGATTGATATTAACAGTATATTAAATCGAAATAAAATAGCAGAAAATATAAAATTATTCTTTACTAGTTTTGAAACGGAAAAAAATAATCTAGCTTTTAAGAGAGGTATTTACATATATGGTAATCCAGGTACAGGGAAAACATTATTTATCGAGAAAATATTGAAAGAAATGAATTATGATATGGTGAAATACGATGCTGGGGATATTCGCAATAAATCTATTATCGACACCATTACAAAACATAATATGTCTGACAAAAATGTACTATCTATGCTTCAAAAAAAAGTAAAGAAAATCGCTATTGTAATGGATGAGATTGATGGAATGAATAATGGTGATAAAGGAGGGATTAGTCAGTTAATAAAGCTCATTCGTCCTAAAAAAACTAAAAAACAAAAATTAGAAGAAGTTACAATGAATCCTATTATTTGTATCGGAAATTATCATATGGATAAAAAGATAAAGGAACTGATGAAGGTATGTAATAGTTATGAATTAAAACAACCAACTTCTAAAGAAATGGAAGCATTGATCGCTGTTTTAATGCCATCAATAGACATTGTTTTAAAAAAGAACCTACTTAATTATATTCAAGGAGACCTGCGAAAAATCAACTCTATCATTAGCATTTACAATAAGCAACATGTGTTACTAAAAAATGAAATTATTCAAAATATTTTTCAACCAAAAACATATAATGAGGATAGTAAAAAAATAACTCAACGACTTATCAATAATAAGTATGACATTAATAGTCATAATAGTATTATGAATGAAACGGATCGCACAATTGTTGGTCTATTATGGCATGAAAATATCATTGATGTATTAGCAAAACAACCATGTGAGGCAGCATTTCCTTTTTATAATAAAATTTTAGGTAATATATGTTTCGCTGACTATATTGATCGGGTTACTTTTCAAAGCCAAATTTGGCAGTTTAATGAAATGAGTTCTATGATTAAAACATTTTATAATAATAAATTATACCATGAATCCTTTCAGAAAAAACCTAAATTCAATCCATCCGAAGTGCGATTTACAAAAGTATTGACAAAATATAGTACTGAATATAATAACTATTTATTTATACAAAACCTATGTTTCACACTCTTCATGGACCAAAAAGATTTGTTTGCTTTTTTTCAATCCATTCGCGAAGAAAAGACCGAAGATGAAATATACGAAATTTTTGAAAATTATGAAATTAGTAAATTAGACGTTAAACGTATGTATCGATATTTAGATAAATATTCATTATTCAATGATATAAATGAAATAAATGAAGTAGAAGTTGATGATGATTTCTCGGTATCAAGTGCTATATAAAATAGTGAGGGTGAAATAAATTGTATAATTATTTTATACGATTTATTTATACGATTTATTTATACGATTTATTTATACGATTTATTTATACGATTTATTTATACGATTTATTTATACGATTTATTTATACGATTTATTTATACGATTTATTCTTTATCTGGGTCTGCCGACGGCTGGGGAGAAACTTCGTTGCTTGATGGATCTGATGTGTTTGCCACTATAGTTGTTACTAACGGCTGACTTGACAATTGTTCTTTAGTTTCGTGTGCTCTTAACTTTTCTAACAATGCTTTATTTAATTGTTGTAGTTGTGCTACACTTGCGGCATATTGCTGTAATTGCGATTGTTGTTGCTTTATCATTTCAACTATTTCAGGCATTTTCAATATCTTTGGTGGTTGTCCTTCTTGCTGAAGAGTAATAGTCTGTCCGTTTGCCATATAATTGGATAATTGTTTTTCAGCCATCTTTCTACGGTTTTCTTCTAATAGTATCATTTGTTTTAATACATCCGGTTTCATAGCAGGATCACCTGGGCTATATTTTTCTAACAATGAATCAAGATTCAAATAGAAATCTTTCAAATCTTTCTCCTTGATAAACTCATCAATTGTTTTGCTCGATTCTTTTACAAATTGCGGATTAGCATTATCAAGCAACTTTCGCTTATCAAATGTATTTTGTTCATGTGAAAAGACCAAAATTACCTTTTTTGGGTCTAATTGAACAAATGGAACTGTATAATCTTTTAAAAATGCCTTTTCTTCAGCCAGACACGCGTGTTCTTCATATCGATTATCCTTCAATAATTCACGTCTAAAAGCAAACGTACCAGCAGTACCATGAGTATCTTTATATGGACCAAACTGGTACATTTTTTGAATATGTTTAAAATAAATATACAACTCGCTTGAACCAGCACACAACGCTTGTGGGTTCGCTTGTAATGTTTCCACCGCATGACTTACACGCTGAGGAGGATAATAATCATCATCGTCCATATAGACTAAAATATCACCAACTGATTTGTCATGTACAACATTTCTTTTTTTCCCTAATGTCATTTTCTCATCGTATCTGAAATATCTTACATTTGGATGATCTTTTACCAAATCTTCGATCATATCAGTACCATCATCTACAATAATCCACTCCATTCTATGTTTAGGATAATCTTGATGATCAAAACATTTTATCATAGCTGAAATAAACGGACGTCTATTATAGGTAGGCGTACAAACACTGACAAAAGGATATTTACTATCTTTTGTAGGTGGCAAAGTAAATGCCTTTTTAATAGATGGCACATAAGACTCGTTTTCTTTCATGGCTAGATCAAGAATAGCATCATCATCATTACATTTGTCTAATTTTTTACTTGAAATGTTAGCGTTCTTGTTACCAGTTTTTTTTTTGTTATTTTTTCCCATATAAAATATAAGGTATAAATTATAATGGATTATTCTATTTATATGCTATTTTACAATACTTTAATATTACAATAATTAAAGTATTGTAACGCTTATTGATTTCATTCATTAGCATCTGAACTAGCTGATTGTGGCTTAAGTCCAAACATGAATACTAATAACATAGCAAATGCCACTATGCCATTTAAATTGGCAAAGGCAGCTACTGCGATAATTATAAATAGCAGTACTAGTAAATAATAACTATTATATGTGTTTCCAATAATTTCTATTATTTTTTTAGGATTTAACAATACCGGCATTAATATAAAACTAAATATTATTCCAATTATTTGGAATGTTGTTAATATAGAAACAATTGCCCATGTCCAGCCAAAAAACAATCCAATTATTGATATTACTAAACCCCAATTTTGGTTTTCATTCCAAAATACGCTAATTATTGTTGGTATCCACCAAAAGGATGTAACTAATATGATTAGACCAATCGCAATAGGTCCTAATATAAATGGTACTATATCTTTCATTGATTCCGGCACCATAGTACATGTTGAAGATACAAGATCTATAATCATTTTTACAAAATGACGGAGTTGTGAATACGAATGCTTTGTTTTGTTTGAAATCCACGTGGGAATAAAACCATTATCGCGATTCTGATATGGGTAACCATAATCAAATGTTCCTCTAAAATATTTGTTGTCTAACATAGGACTTTCTGTGAAATCAATCGGTAATCCACAACCAGACGATTTTGAACCACCTTTCATTTTTTTCCCACCACGTTGAGTATTGTCATTTAAACTGCTGTTAGATATATTTGGAAATAATGGTGATAATTTGGTGCCGTTTTTACTTTCATCCGTATATGGGCGTTGTCCTAGGTCACTTGGAAAAAATAAATCTAAATTAATTCTAGTATAATAAACAAAATTCGCGCCTAATAATCCTATGACTAATACAGTACAAAATGCCGTAAGTACTGACATACCAAAAGCTTTCCAATTATTTTTCTTTGAGTTATCCTTTTTATTTTTATCATTATCACCAGACATGTATGTATATATATTTAACAATATATAAAATAATGTTGAGTGATAATAATATTTATTTTATTTTATTTTATTTTATTCTCATATAGTAAGACAAAGAATATATGACAAATAAAAAAACAATGTATATATGGGATGGAGGTGTATTTTCTCCACCTACACGAGCAGTTGGTAAATTGGCGTTTAATATATCTAGCTACATCTCTTCTAAATTTGACAATAAAGTAAATGTTGAATATCATTTTGTACCGACCAATAAATATTACAATAAACCTTGGGTGCGCTGTGTTGATGAAGAAGACCGCGTCTATATGTTACATAATTTGGTAAAATATATTAACTCTACTTATTCAGTTCCTTCCAATATTAAATTTATCGTAAATGAACAGGATATTAAATTTGGAAAAAAAGAAAAGGATCCTGGAACCACTATGAAAAGTTTGGAATACTTTACTAGCAAGCAAAAAGAAAATGTATATTTAGCAAATAGTATTGAGAATATGATACAAATTGTAAAAGGTGGGCGACACGATTCGTTGAAGTTGCTCTTCATGGTGAAATCAATATGTTATGATATTTATTCTGCGGAACTCATAGGTGATAATCAAAGCGACAATTATGTTTATAAAAGTATTCAGTTGCGCGACTTGTTAAAAGATGCTAATGGTGATTATCCCAAAGAAGTATCTCAGTATTTTAAATCAAATAAAATTACTAAACCAATGATTGATGAATATATTTCATCTAATAAAGAAGAATCTAAATTCGAAGGGGTAAAAAAACTGATTATGAATAGAATAATATTTATACCAAAACATCTTGTACCTGAAGCTTATAGAGCTGCTGCTGGAAATCGTGTAAGAGAAGAACTAGATGTATATTACTCTTCTTTGAAAAATATTCAGAATTTTACGACCCCTGGAATAGAAAAATATATAACTGATAAAGGATTATACGAGCATTGTAAATCTAGATATGTCGATAAACTAATTAGCAAAAAATCTAGAAAAACAGTATCTAAAAAATTTAAATTTAAATCCAAATCCAAATCCAAATCCAAATCCAAATCCAAATCCAAATCCAAATAATGTTATATTATATTATAGTATGTATATGTTTAATCCATTTGGTACAACTAATAAATCAGAAGAAATGAATACAGAATATACTGATGATGAGTTGCGAACGAAACTTACTCATGGGCTAGGTGATCAGATAATTGAGTATTTAAATACTTCATATCTAGATAAAACATATGGTACCGCATCATATAGTGACACTCAAATAAGATCATTTATTAGTGCAATATTTAATCTTTTATTAAAAGGAAATGTTTGTTTTTCAGCTGGAACTATTGTATTTAGTGATTTGGGCAAATTAATGTTTAATTTACTAACATATAATAAATTAAAAATAGAAAATAATACTTATCGATGTGATGATCCAAAAAAAAACATTCGTGGTGATAATGTTATATCATCTCCTCAAGTTACTATAAAATCAACCCATAACACTCATAATAAAATTTTTTCATCCGGAAAAGGAGAAAGTATCGCATGTCTGCCAAAAAGCCAAACAAAATTCGAAAGAGCCATTAATCCACCATTAGAAGGACTATGTGATGAACCAACTTCTATAGAACAAAAAAGTGAGTCTAAAAGTGTTTTATTGTATTATCCATTTAAAGCTGAAGATGATAAACAGTTCCTGTTTTTTAAATTAGAACGAGACAAAATAGTATCCACAGGCCATATTAAAAAAGCAGTAGCTACTTATGTTGGTAATCGAATTGATGGATTTTTAGGGAAGTCAACACCATTGTTTGGAGTAAATGAAATTCCAAAACACGGTATAGATACAGTTACCGGATTTGATATGAGAAGAGAAGACAGAAGTTCTGATAAAAATCCAAACGAATGCGATTACTCAAATTTCTTTTACCGAAAAGACGTTATTTTCTATGAAAATTATTATAAAATTTTAAATATAGCCAGACCATCTGATATTATAATGCAAAATAATTTAGCTGAATTGGAGTGGTATAATACCAATATTCGAACCGGTTGTGAATTCTATGTTACAAGTTTTTTATTATTCGATATGTTAAAAAAACTATTTGTTCCAAAACAAACGATTAATTTAATACATTTGGGCGGAAATAAAAAATTTAGATCTAAAAAACAAAACTATAAAAAACGAGACAAAGGCAAAAGGATGAAGAACGGTAAAACGCAAAATAAAGGTAAAACGCAAAATAAAGGTAAAACGCAAAATAAAGGTAAAACGCAAAATAAAGGTAAAAAACAAAATAAAGGTAAAAAGATGATGAGATCTAGAAAAATAAGAGGTAAACTATCAAGAAAAATAAAAAAACATTAAAAATTTCATATATAATCTAATATTAGAATATACATGAACGAACATTTATTTATTTGTATTGCTATTTTAATATTTCTGTATTTTATTTATCAACAATATATGTTTCAAAAAAGCATCTTTTTCTCTCAAGAAGCATTTACACCTCAGCAAGTACAACACATAATACAACCTCCAGGATCTTATAAAATTGGGACAGCAGACCCAAATTATATTAAAGATACTCAATTATTAACAGTAAGTAACGGTTACACGGAAGAAATGATTAGTCATTTGAAGCCCAGTAACCCAGAAGCATTTGATCGAGAGACGACCGATACATTAGGTGACTTTCCTGGAGCAGAACAAGAAAAATATCCTTTACCTACTACTGAATTTGAGTATCCCAATAATTATAAATTTACTGTAGATTACAAATGCCGCAAGTCAGCTACTGGAATGTTTTCTGATTGTGGCGTTTATTCAGCAAATACAGCATGGACAGCAGACCCATACAAGGGATTAAATTGTCCATTATCAAATACCAAAACACCTAAAATATCTAACGATATTTTCAATAAACGCGAAACTAACTATAGAGAGCCTAGAAAATCAGGTATTAGTGGAACAGGAAACTCTATGTTACGATAAAAATGTAGAAACTATAAAAAATAAATACTTTTATAAATTATTTATTTTTATCTGTAATGTTAGTAAAACATTTATACAAAGATGAAAATATTTGAGCATTTAACGCGCGTACATTAACCCACAGTTACCACCTACAAATGTTATTACATTGTATCTCTCTTCAAATACAGTCATATTGTAATTATAATCATATAGGCGCCAATTTGGCTTATTCACACCTATAATTTCATTGGTTGAAGGATCGCAAATAGTGTAAAATTGTGCTTGCTCATCTAATGGCGGACTATATGTAGTAAATTCCAATTGAATATCGCGAAATTTACTCATATTCATAGCACCTGATGGTTGAAAGTCGAATGGATCATTATGTATCGCAAAACTATAATTGTAGAGTCCATCAGGAGCATTACCTGATGTTCTTACGTATTTTTCAATATAATTATATATACCGGCATCCAATACATTTTCGCGATATTTACCATCTAATAAAATACCCATTTGTAATAAAATATCCTTTTGATTCTGAGAATTAAAATTACCTGTAGTAAAATATCCGGTATGTTTGCCATCCTCTGGATTATAACCAGGTCCAAAGCCTGCCTGAGTAACCGGATTACAATCCAATACCCAATTTCCGGACGGATCCGCAAAATCGACTTCTTGAGGTAAATAATTATACGGCCAGTTCGTGTAATTGCTCCATTCATTTCTTAAATTTATATCACTTCTTTGAAATGTCATCATCCAAGATGAAACCATTCCCATTGTATTTTCCAATTTCACACGCTGGCTGCCAGTAACATTAAAAAACTTCCAATCATAAATAGATTTGAAAAGATATTTTTGCTCTTGCGATGCGAATACTTTTGATTCTTCCTCTGACAAAAACCCATAAGTAGATACTAAATGAACATCCGCATTCCAATTAGTGCGCTTATCTTGATAAGACGTCGTATTCAATGAAATATCAGGAGGTGGTTGTAAGAAACGATAAAATTGCTGAAGTGGATCATTAAAATTCGGTTGAATATATGGATAATTATTTTGCTGATCAGCTACATCACGAATAACAATTATTTCTTGTATGGGTCTGATCGTTATGTTAATTTCCAATTCATTGTATTGTAATGCTACTAGAGGAAACGCCATTTTTGCTGCTAACGTAAACCAAAAATTAATTGGGATATATAATTTCCTTGCTCTAATAGACGGTTCTGGACCGACTGGGTTATTTGTATAGTATGCGTTTGGATAAGCATTTACGCGAGGTCCAACATTTCCTGGATCATTCAATTCGGCTACATTACCAGTCATATTATCGTATAGTGCCTTTTTTTCGGCTGTAAAATCTCGCTGGACCATCGCAAGTAGATATGCTCCTGAGTAACGATTTAGAGTCTGTCCGCCAACTGCTATTTCCACTTCTTCGATCATTTGTGTTCCCAAATTGTCTATCCATTTAAATTCATATGGTGCCCAATTGCTACTACAATCTTGTGGAGGATAAATCGGGCTCCATATAGTAGGTAATTGAACGACTAAATAAGTATCTAATAATAATTCAGCATATCGTTTCATTCTAAACGTAAATTTAGATGATTCTGTCAATCTGAGTGAGCGCTGACCATCGAAATCTAAGCGAAACTTTTGAAGACCGAAATTCGTGTATTTTTTATATGTCGTCTTGAAGAACGTCTTTGATGGATTTCCATTTAAATATACATTTTGATTTCCATAAGCTACTATATTTAATAAACCTCCAGGCATAAGTACTTATATATATTATTATACAATAATTATTG